CTAACAACTGCTGGGTATTTACCCCCACCGCTTGTGCCGGGTACTACGTATTATGTGAAGAACGCTTCTAGCGGCGGCACTGTTTTTAATCTCTCCCTGACTGCTGGCGGCGCGGACATAAACACCACGGCTATAGGTACGGGGCAACAGTCAATCTCTTCGCGCGGCATTTTGCTGTCTAGTTTGTCCGGGGCTTCGAGCGTACCGCTGTATCAAAACTGGATGCTTGCTTCGGACATTAACGAATACATAATTTGTTTTGGCACTAATCTTCCCGGCGAAACATCCTTAAACCCTATGGCCGTGCGTTGGTCAGCGGCTGGGTCTGTCACTGATTGGTTACCTGATCCGGCTACAAACGACGCCGGATTTATTATTTTGTCGCATGGTTCTGAGATTGTGACTGCGGTACAAAGTCGTCAAGAGATTGTGGTTTTTACAGACTCTTCGCTTTACTCCATGCAGTACGTCAATGTGCCGGACGTTTGGCGGTTCCAGTTGTTGGGGGATAACGTCTCCATCATAGGTCCAAACGCGGCAATTGTTGCTTCGGGCGCTTTGTATTGGATGGGCGTAGATAAGTTCTACAAATATGATGGTCGCATAAACACATTGCGCTGCGATTTACGCCAGTTTATTTTTGAAAACATTAACAAGACTCAAGCAGAGCAAATTTTTTGTGGCACCAACGAAGGCTTTAATGAGATCTGGTGGTTCTATTGTGTGGGGAATTCCTCAACAATTACCAACTACGTTGTCTATAACTACGTTGAAGATATATGGTATTACGGCACAATGGGGCGCACTGCTTGGTTAGATAGTGGGCTAGACGACTATCCGATTGCTGCTACCTACTTAAACAATATTGTTGAGCATGAGAACGGGGTTGACGACGTTTCAACCAGCACACCCGCAGCTATTGAGGCGTACATCTTATCGGCTGAGTTTGATATTGAGGATGGTGATCGGTTTGGGTTTGTGTGGCGTGTGGTGCCCGATATAACTTTCCGAGGCTCAACAAACGGCACTAACCCCGCAGTTACGATGACGCTGTTGCCCATGCAGAATTCAGGTTCTGGATACAATAACCCCGCTTCTTTGGGTGGGCAGTCTTATTCGTCTGTGGCAGATTTAGGTGACCAAACCGCTACGTTTGGCGGCAAGTCATATTCGATTGAACAGTTTACCGGACAGATCTATACTCGGGTACGGGGACGGCAGATGGCGTTTTCAGTCTGGTCAAATCAACTTGGGACAACGTGGCAGCTTGGCTCTCCCCGTATGGACATCAGGCAGGATGGTCGTAGATGAGCTACGTTGTTACGACTGATTATAACTTTACGCGCTTTGTTGCCCCGCGTTTACCCAACGCTACGCAAGAGTATGACCCGAGCTATATTGACCAACTCAACAACATCCTGCGGTTGTATTTCAACCAGATCGACAATGTGTTTGGTCAGCTAAACGTCAACGTGCCATTAACTGTAGCTACGCTACCTAGTGCGGCAACTGCTGGTGTAGGGTCTAGAGCGTTTGTGACTGACTCTTCTGTGTCTACGTTTGGGACCACGGTAGCCGGGGGCGGGTCAACTAAAGTGCCTGTGTATTCAGACGGAACTAATTGGAAAGTTGGATAATCATGAGCCTACATAATCTCGCACAGAACATGGCCGCGCACGGTCGCAATGGCGACTCGATGCTCATGCACGTAACGCCCGATGAGGTCCAAGGACTTCAGAGTTTGGCAATGGCAAACGGCGGGTCGCTCAGTATCAACCCACACACGGGTCTGCCGGAAGCCAACTTCTTTAGTGATCTTTGGAAAACGATCAAACCTATAGCCGCACCGTTGGCTGGTGCTGCGCTCACTTATTTTTCTGGTGGGGCGATTAATCCGCTTAATGCGGGACTGATTACTGGCGGTGTTGGCACACTGGCTACGGGCAGTTTAAAGAAAGGGCTTATGGCTGGGTTGGGCGCGTACGGTGGCGCGGGTCTTACTGGCGGGCTAATGAATGTTGGCGCAGATGCTGCCGCACAAGAAGCAGCAAAAACAGGACTTAAATCTGCATTAGCAACGGATGGTTCGGCAACTTCACAAATGGCTGCGGAATATGCAGCGCAACAAGGACAAGCCGCAGCCGCAGGTATGACGCCATTCGATAAATTAAGTGGTGGCTTTTCGTCGGCAATGAGTGATCCAATGTCGGCGCTCAATACGATTGGTGGCGGCAGTACTTTAGCAGGCGCAGGTAAACTGGCAGCAACGGCGCTCCCAGTTATGTCAGCAATGACGCCCGAATATAAAGGCCCAGAGCAAAAACCGGGAATGATCCGCCCTGCGGTCCTGACGCGCACCCAAATACCTGAATCCGAATCGCCACGTTATGGTTCTGCGGAGCGGCGGCACTTTAATGATGTGTGGACTTACCCCACGCCCTACCCGGCGGGTGCATCCGGTGGCGTAGTTGCGTTTAACGAAGGCGGGCTTGGTTCTTTAGGCGGGTACTCTGATGGAGGGCGTTTACTTCGTGGACCCGGAGATGGTATTAGCGACTCGATTCCGGCTACAATTGGGGATCGTCAACCCGCGCGCCTAGCCGATGGTGAGTTTGTAGTGCCTGCCCGCATCGTGTCTGAAATTGGCAACGGTTCGACTGAAGCCGGAGCACGTAAACTGTACGCCATGATGGACCGTGTGCAGAAGGCACGTAAGAAAACCGTTGGCAAAGATCGGGTTGCAGCTAACACCAACTCCGATAAATACTTACCTGCATGAAAGTTCAGCACGTACCGCTCGAATGGGTTAACCAAGTCTGGCCGCAGGTAGAGGGGTTTATTGAGTCTGCGCTCGATTACTCCAACGGAGATTACACAGTAGATCAGGCCCGCACTTTAGTGACGACAGGGCAGTGGGTGTTGTTGATTGCTGTTGACGAAGAGGGGATTAAAGGGGCGGCAACCATATCGTTTTTTAATCGCCCAAGTGCTCGGGTTGCTTTTGTTACCGCGATTGGTGGGAAGTTGATCAGCACTCCCGACACGTTTAATGACCTCAAGGCAATCGCTGCATCCTTTGGGGCTACGACAATTGAAGGCGCAGCGCGTAAATCCATAGCGCGGCTTTGGCGCAAACTATATAACTTTGAAGAAAAGTACACTATTGTCGGGGTGAAATTGTGAGCTACTCGCGTCGAGAACTATACGCACTGGGTGAGCCTCTTGGCGAGTCGGTAACTACTCGTAAGAACGGCCATACTATTTATGGCGGCGGCGGTAGTGGTGGTGGGGGGCCAACCTCACAGACCGTTACTCAAACCAATGTCCCCGATTATCTTCGCCCCGAAATGGAGGGTCTGATAGGGCGGGCGAAGGCAATTACGGAGCAGCCCTATCAAGTTTATTCTGGGCAGCGTATTGCCGGGTTTGATCCGCTTCAACAGATGGCGTATCAGGGTGCGTCTCAGATGCAGATGCCCGAGCGTGCAGGGCAGTCGATGGAGGATATGTACGGCTTTGCGCAGCGGGCCGGTAATACACAGTACGGACCATCGCAGTACGGAAATCAGTTCCAAGCTCCACGCCAATATCGCCCCGGTCAGTTTGGTTACGACCAAGTTCAAAATCAACAGATTGAAGCCGCCCGATTGGGCGCGGCACCAAGGATGCGAGCGCAGCAGTTTGATCAGCCTGCTGACGTATCTTTTGAGCGGGTTATTGCGCCCCAGCTACGCGACTTGCAGATGCAAGCGGCGGGCAATGTAGGGACTCAATCATTTACGCAGCCGGGTGCCCAACAGCGGTTCATGGACCCGTACATGCAGAACGTGGTCGATACCCAGACCCGTGAAGCGCAGCGCATGGCTGACCGCGCAGGAGTACAAAGAAGGGGCGCGAGAGCACAACAAGGTGCTTATGGTGGGTCTGCCGCAGCACTAGAAAACGCTGAAGCTAATCGCAATCTGGCTACACAGCTTGGCGATATTCAAGCAAAAGGTTCGCAGGCTGCGTACCAGTCGGGCATGGGGCAGTTCAACACGGAACAACAAGCTGCGCTGCAAGCGGCGTTGGCTAACCAACAAGTTCAACAGCAGACTGGTGTTCAAAATCTTAGCGCTGCGCTGCAAACGCAGGGTCTTGGCGCACAAACGGGGTTGACTGCGCAGCAGTTAAATCAAGCCGCAGGGTTGCAGTCTGGTCTTGCCAATCAACAGATGGCGTATAACTCTGGATTACAAAATGCGCAGTTGCGCCAACAAGCAGGCTTAGCTAATCAAGCGCTTCAAGGACAGTACGGACTGCAACAGGGGCAGTTTGAGCAGCAAGCCGCGATGCAGAACCCCCAGCTAAACATGCAAGCGCAGCAGCTTAACCAACAAGCAAGGGCAGATGCGCAGAGACAGGCAGAAGCTTCACGGCAGTTTGGTTACGGTCAACAAATGCAAGCCGCCGGTATGGGCGCGCAATACGGTCAAGCCGCCAACCAACTAAATGAACAGTCACGCCAGTACGGTGCGGGGCTTGGGTTGCAGGGTTTGCAGGCTGGTATGCAGGGAATGACGCAGTACGGCAACTTAGGTAATCAGTACACTAATCAGCAGCAAGGGATTTATAACTTCCAGAACCAGATGGGCGCTCAACAGCAGCGCCTGAACCAAGACATTCTTAGCCAGCAGTACCAAGACTTCCTTAATCAGCAGCGCTATGATAGAGAAAACCTTGGGTTTATGTCCGACCTTATTCGCGGCGCAGGGATGAACTCGTCGCAAACAATGTATCAAGCGCCGCCCCCGCTTTCTTCGCAATTAGCAGGCTTTGGAACGGCGGCATATGGTGCGTCTAAACTAATGGCGGCTAAAGGCGGGCAGGTTAAGCATAAGCCTTCTGGACTTTCGGCGTTGGCAATTTCAAAAATCGGGTAAGGTATCGGTATGTTGCCTAACATTGCAAAACTTCAGCCAATGCTTGAGCGGATGACGGGTCCGCAGTTGCAGCAGTTTGCTGCTATGCACCATGATGACGCGGTTGCAGTTGGCCTTGCCATGCAGATTGATAAGTCTCGCAAAAAAGAAGTAGCGCGGCTTCAGGGTTTGATGACCGGACAGAAGCAGCCTACCGTTGTAGACCAAGCTATTCAAGCGCTTAGCAATCAACAACCGCCAACGCAAGCAAGTCCGCAAGGCGGAGCGCCAATGCCCCCACCCGGAGGGCCACAAGGCCAGATGCCACCGCAGGGTATGCCCCCACAAGGTCCACCGGGAATGCAGATGCCACCGCAGGCTCCGCCTGCCCCACAAGGCGTGGCCGCTTTGCCTGCACCTAACATGGAGGGTATGGCTGATGGTGGGATTGCTGGGTATGCTGACGAGGACGAGGCTGTTGGCTATGCCGATGGTGGTGTTGCGCATATGTTTGGTGGTGGCACGCCTGAAGAAGCCGAGATCCGTGCGCAAGGTAAATCAATGGGTTTATCTGATGAGACTATTGATCGTTTTATTGAAAATAGAAAAGCGCAAGCGCCGCAAAGAAATTTGCCGTTTACCCCCGCCACCACTAGTGGTGTTGGAGTCCCCGCACTTTTAAGCCGCGAGACACCATCCGCGTATGAAGCGTCGGCTAATCCACCAATGATTCCAAACCCACGGATGACGGGTGAAACACCGGCTGTTGGGCCTAATGATCCAAGCAAAGCGTTTACGAAAAGAAATATTGCGGAAGCTGCGGCTAGAGTTCCAGAGCTTAGAAGAATCATAACCAGTATGGAGAACGCGCCATACGTTGCGCCGCCTGCGCCGCCTGCGCCGCCTGTTGCAGAAAACAAAAAACCACCGTCCGAATACAAACCTGCGGGAATTGCTACGCTTAAAGCCCCGACAGTGCCCAACATAGATACGCCAAGACTGACAAGTACTCCATATGAAGTTGGCGACAAACCAACAGTCGCCGCATCGAAAGCGGATGTCGGTCAACTTGTTGATTCGTCTGACCTCATGACGAAAGTTGAGGGTGCGCAAGCTGGGCTGAAAAAAATGGGCGAAGACTTGTTGAAGTACTACGACGAAAAAAAGCCCACGAAAGATGTGTTTTCTGAAACTGTTAAACGGTTGGACAAGGAAGACGCCCTTGCTGTAGACAAAAAGGGGCAAGCCCAAGGCATGGCGCTGATGATGGC